AATGATTTCGACAGAAACAAAGGTTAACTCACTTTCTGGACAGGGGTTTGATTCCCCTCGCCTCCACCAAAGGGTTATTATGAATATAGGAGTATGCTGTTATGCCTGAGCAAGGAGATTTTGGGGGTCCATCTTTTGGAGGAGACCAAGGTGGTCAGTCATCCTCTGGTGGAAATACGGGTGGTGGGAGAGACCCAAACACCGGACCTGCAATAGATCAAGCAAATGCAATTAGTGGAATGGCTAACGCTTTAGATAATGCCGCAGATGCTATTCAAGGTTCAGGATTTGATCCGTCTGCTCAAGCTTTAGGTGGGCCTGCAGTTCAATCCGGACTTGCTGTAGGGCCAAGTCTTGGAAGTAAAGCCCGAGAACAAAGGGATTTCGGCACAATAGCGATGCAAGATTACGACCCCTCTACCTACGACTACGACTTTTCTGGGCAAAATCTTAATGTTGTTAGTCCTCTTGATCAGAAAGAGGCTTTTATGGGGGCTAACCCTTCTGTAAGTTTAGATAGTCTTGGCCCTACCCCGTCTGTAGGACAGCTTGCTGCTGCTATAGGAGTTGATCCATCCACTCTTGGGTCTGTTAGTCCTCTTGATCAGAAAGAGGCTTATATGGAAGCTAATCCATTAGGGGCAAATAAAGCTGGAGCGTGGGATAACCCTAATACAGCATACTCCCCTTTGGAAAATCCCAACTATTCAGCTTGGGAAAATCCCAATAATCCTTTGGATACTGTTGAAAATGTAATGCGATCTCCTGAACCCGGATTAGCCTTTGGAACAAACGCTGTGGAAAACGCGATGCGTTCGCCGACACCCGGATTAGCCTTTGGAACAAACGCTGTCGAAGATGCAATGCGATCTCCTGCTCCCGCTTATTCAGCTTGGGAGAATCCTAATACCGCTTATTCTCCTTTGGAGAACCCTAATTATTCAGCTTGGGAAAACCCCAATACTAATTTGAACTGGACCGATGGAATCGTTAGCCCCGCTATCACTGCACCAGCCATATCTCAAGTAGATAGTTTTTCAACTTTTGACGACCAGACTAACCCGTTTGGGCCTTACGGGAATCCAGCGCCTCACCTTGGTGCTTTACTTGACGCTGGGCCAAATGTAGAAACGCCCGGTTTTAAGGCAGATGTCGAGTCATTCGATGTTCAAAATGCACCAGCCACTGACCCTGAAACAACTCCTGCTCCTAAATACGGACCCAAGAAGGGTTTTGTAGACCATGAAGAAATGTATCCCGATCATGCTAAGAAAGCAGCGATGGCTGGAGTTGCATCTGTGAAGTCTATGCTTGACGGGACTCATCAAGGTTGGATTGATGATATCAACGAGGATATGGAAAAACGTGGTATTGAGTTATCACACACGCTAGATGGTAAGGCTCCCAATGGAATCCCGTTTGGTGAGGAGGGAACCAACTTATCAGGTAAGCATTCTGCTGCTGATTGGGGAGAATACAACGCCATGTTTTCTCCTGATGAAAACGGTGTTCCAGTAGATGAGAATGGAATTGCTATGCCGGGGACCGAGAAACAGGCTCAAGCAGGACTGGGTGGTGTTCTTCAAGGGATAGCGTATGGTATGTTCAGTGGGCTAGTCAACCCAGACACAAGTTCTGTCGTGGTAGACCCGACTGCTAGTTCCGGCCCTCCCGGAAGCGCTATTAACACAAGTCCTCTGGCTGGCCCGGGAGGCGCTGAAGGTGGAGATCATCCTGTTAATTTTATGCGATCTATTTATCCGTGGGCTGCGTCGTTACCTTACTCTGTTCTTTTTAATGCCGCTAAGTATCCGGATTATTTAAGACTTCTTATAGAAGCTGACGCAACTGGAACAGAACTACCAATGGCGGTTCCTCAATGGATATTAGACGGGAAATTCGCGCAAGCGTAAGTAACCTAATATGCCTATTAAAAAAGTTAAAGGTGGATATAGGTGGGGAAGCAAAGGAAAGGTTTATAAATCTAGACAGGGTGCAGAAAGACAGGCCCGTGCAGCTTATGCCTCTGGATACAAGAAAAAGAAGTAGGGTGCTAGTGTGTTGCCTGTTATAGCAAATAGCGTCAGACATAAGAATAATAATGCCGATGCTGCACAAAAGTTTGCTGAATGGGCGCACACCGCACCCTTTGAACTTGTTCTTCCGGCATATGCAGATTGCCATAATGATACTAATATTGACGATTCTTTCATTAGGACTCTTGGCCAGTTGGATCGTTATTATCTTGGTGTCTTTTTGTGCAACCGCCACGATATGGTTCATCCGTGGATTTATGAAAGATGCAGGGAAGTAGAGTCTTCCCCAGATAGCCATTTAGATTTATGGGCGCGGTTTCATTATAAAAGTTCAATCATTACTTTTTTGGGCACTATTCAGGAAATCTTGTGTAACCCTGATATAACAATAGGATTGTTATCGTATTCCGCTAGACAGGCAAAACCGTTTTTACGCCAGATAATGCAGGAATTCGATTCTAATGAAAAGCTTAAACAACTCTATCCTGATATCCTCTGGAATAAGCCCAGACTTGAGGCCCCCAAATGGGCTGAGAACGAGGGTATATGTGTTAGGAGATTTGCTAACCCGAAGGAACAAACTATTGAGGCTCACGGACTTGTGGATGGTCAGCCTACTGGACGACATTTTGATCTTATTATTTATGACGACGTAGTTGTTCAAGATGCTGTTAACACGCCAGAGCAAATAGCAAAGACAACGCTCTCTTGGGAATTGTCATTAAACTTGGGGTCAACCCATAATCCTCGTTATCAATATGCTGGTACTCGATATTCTTATGGGGACACTTATGGGACCATCCTTCAGAGGGCTGCGGTAAAACCAAGAATACATCCTGCTACTGTAGATGGAACAATGGAAGGAGAGCCTGTCTTCCTTCAACCCGCGAGATGGGAAGAAATAAAGAAGACAACCTCTACTTATATAGTCGCTTGTCAACAGCTTTTAAATCCTATTGCTGGTTCGGACGTAGTATTCAAAGAAGAGTGGTGGAATGAATGGGAGATTCGTCCTTATACTTTAAATGCTTATATAATGTGTGATCCGGCTCATTCCAGAAAGAAAGGGTCGAACAGAACAGCTATTGCTGTGGTTGGAGTTGACGCGAATTATAATAAGTTTCTTTTGGATGGGGTATGCCATAGATTATCTTTGTCAGAAAGATGGGAGGCTTTGAAGATGCTTAGGACGAAATGGAAGACAGCGCCGGGAATAAGGGAAGTTAAGGTTGGATACGAGAGATACGGGGCGCAGTCGGACATAGAACATTTTAAAGAAATGATGCGTATTGATGGAAGTTCTTTTCCTGTGTATGAATTAAACTGGACAGGAGGGGGTGGGTCACAATCGAAGAGGGACAGAATACAAAGATTAGAGCCTGACTTAAAAGATGGCTCCTTCTTTTTTCCTTTCCCTACAGATCAAGAAAAATTGACTTCTCATCAAAAAGATTATAAAATACAGAAGAAGGAGTTTTTGATTTCTAAAAAAATTCTAAGAAAGAATGAAGAAGGAAAGGTGTATGATTTAACGGATTGGGTTAAAAGAAATGAGTACCTGTTATTTCCCACCATCCATCCTGATTTTTTAGATGCTCTTTCTAGAATATATGATATGGACGCAATGCCTCCAATATCTAGAACAAGGCGCTCATTAGAGCCTGAAGCCGAGGCAAGATATTAATGAGAAAATTTAGAATTGGTGGAAGACGAACGGGTCCACCACGAAGAGTTTCCTACCGTATGACAAACGGGAAGAAGTTCTATGAAAAAAGCCCAAGGACTTTCCCTTATGGGGAAATGCCTTATTTTCAGGATTACTATGTAACTACAGGATATGTGAGAGACGAATAATGGCTACTGTAATAACATTGCGAGAACAAGAAGGAAGACCGCTTACGTTTACTGAAGTAGACGGGAATTTCACTAGCATAGATAACAATAAGCAAGAGAAGGTGTCTAATTTAGATACTGCTACCTCTGTTGACTCCTCCGCCGATAAAATGTTGTTTTATG